GGAGGCTGCCGACCGGGTGGCCATCGATGCAGCACCAGCCAAGGAGGCTGCCGCCCGGATTGCCGCAGCCAGGGCCGCTGCCGACAGGGTCGCCGCCGATGTAGCCAAGGAGGCTGCCGACCGGGTTATCGCCGACGCAGCAGCAGCTAAGCCGGGCAAAAAAAGCCCTTTGTGACGCCGGAAGGCGAACGGCTGCATCGTCACCTCGATGCAGCCATTTCAACCCTGAAAGACAACCTGGACACCCCAAAAATGCGCGGCATTCAACGGCTGGCAAACGCCAGCGGCAATCTGATGAAACGCGCCGACGACATCGCCGATGCTGCGGCGGCCAAGCTCGAGGCGGCCTATGGCAAGCATATCGAGGTAGCCGGCAAGTACTCGGCCCATGCCGAAATTGTCGCGAAAAAAGCCGACGAGGCGCTCGATCAGCTCAATCAGATCAGCAACCTCGACGACCCTACGCAGGCGTAGCGATCGCGGCGACTAGGGCTAGATCATGTATTTCCGAAGCCATGACATCGAGGACGTCGGCCACGCCGTCTTGACCGATCCGCCGACCGATCCGGCGATCACGCTGACTGATGCGAAAAAGGCGCTCGGGATAACTGACACCGCTCAGGACAACGCGGTATCAGCGGCGATCGCGGCAGCCTCCGATGCGCTCGATCCCGCCGCCGGCGGCTGGCTCGGTCGCGCGCTGCGCACCCAATCCTGGGAGCTGCAGCTGCGCAGCTTTGGCAGCCAGCAAACCCGTTTCGGGGCCAACCTCAATCCGCGGCAGCCGACCCTGGCGCACCGGATCGTGCTGCCCTATCCGCCGCTGCTGTCGGTCGACAGCGTTAAATATCTCGACATCAACGGCGTCGACACCACGCTGGTTCTCGGGACCGATTATCGCGTGCTCGGCATGGGGCAACCTTACGGCAAAGCCTACATCGCGCCGCTGTATCAGCAGAGCTGGCCGGTGCCGCGCGTCGATGACGCCTCGGTCCGCATACGATTTACCTGCGGCTATGATGAGGGCGACACCATCATGCCGGCGGCTCTGCGCCAGGCGATCGTGCTCGGCGCCCGCGCGCTGCTGTCGCTCGCCGGCCGCGACATGCTGCTGATGGAAGATCGCGTCGACGGCCTTGGCCTGAAGCGTTTCCAGAATAATCCGGCCGCCGCCGACGTGCTCGACAAGGCGATGCGCAGCCTGCTGATCAATCTCGCGATTTCGTAACGAGGAAAATTCGATGGCCTATTACGACGCGCTGATCGCCAAATGGGCGACGCTCAGCGGCACCACGCAAGCGAAACTCGCTGCGATCAATGCGCTGACCGTGCCTGGGCCTAGCCAGCCGATCCCGCTGCTGCAGGTGATGACCTATCTGCGCACCAACAATTTGTGGATGGTGATCAAGGCCGCGGCGGCGACGTCACCAGGGGCCGCGGCTGCGGTTGACTACAATTCCGATCCGCGCGTGCAGACGCTCGATGTGTCGCTGCCGATCGTGCAGCAGATGCTCACCGATCTGGTGACGCATTCGCTGCTCAGCCAGCCGCAATCCGATGCCATCAAGGCGATGGGCGCGCCGCCTGCACCGTGGATCACCGCGAGCGTCGCCAATGGTGGTGGCGGATTGACCGGGCCGGTCTCTCAACCTGATCTAGATAAGAACGGATTGGTCTGATGGTAACGAAAGCATCATGGGTTGCCGGTCTAGGCCAGGGCTTAACCTGGGGCACCGCGATCAACACCGCCGACCTCGCCAGCATGGTCAACGGCAGCACTGTGGTTTCGTCCGTCGCTGACATCGCCAATGGCACGGCGCTCGATATGTTCATGGACATCTCGGTGCGTCTCGCCATCGCGTCGAGCACGATTGGCGCGGGCGCCAATCTGGCGCTGTTCCTGTTCGACCTGCTCGATGACGCTGCGACCTACGGCGACGGAAACTTCGTCAATGGCACGCAGAAGGCGGCGACGCCTGCATTTCCGCCCTTCGCGGCAATTCCCCTGATAGCTGGCGCCGCGCAGACTTTGCTCGTTGGCGAGGCAAAGCAGATCATCATCCCGCCCGGCTCGTTTCGGCTAGCGCTGCAAAACAATTCCGGCTTCACGCTCACGTCCGGAACGCAGACTGTGAAGTACAGGACGTACAATCCGGCGATGACTTAAGTGCCGCGGCTGATACTCCCACTCAAGCGACCGTCGCCGTTCGCCTTCCCAGGCGGGCAGCCGGGCTTTGATCCGTCGCATCCGGCATCGCAGAATATCATCTACTCGGCTGTCACGTCTGGCGCCGGTTTTGTAAACCTGCTGACTGGTGTGCCAGCCACCAAGGTAGGCTCTCCGATACTAGGGATGAACGGGCGCATTGGCCCGAACGTCATACCGCCGACGGTCTCTGATTACTTCACGACACCGAACAGCGGCCCTAGTGGAGCGCCTTCTGAATTCACGATGGCTGGTATTTTCACCTGCCCTGACACTACGTCCCGCGCTATTTTTACTGATAACATAGCGGGCGGTAATACAATGATCTCATGGTCGGGGGATTTCGTTTTCCTCATACCGGGATTTGATCTTCGTTTTGGGTCTACTGTTGGTATCGCCACCCTCGTCGCGAACGCTCCTTATTTCTTTGCCATGACCAGCAAGACTGGTGTCGCCTGCAACATGGCCGTTAGGCGTCTTGATACCGGCCAAGTTTGGGGCGGTTCACAGAGCACAATGGGACAAAATTCATCCGGAACCTTCGCCATAGGCGGCGGCAACACTGAGGCGGGCGCTACCGTCGCCGCCGTTCAGTATTCACGGAAAGCGCTTTCCCTCGCAGAACTTCAAAAGTGGGCCGCCGACCCGTGGTCGTTCTGGTATCCGCGCACGCTCGATCTGACGATGATGTTGACGGCGCCCGGCATCGCACCATCGCTCGTTCCCTATTCCCCCTGGCCGCAAGCGGCCCCGATCCTGGCGCAGTGAAACATGGCTGATCTTCTGTTCGACAAGGACATCCTCTCGGGTGTCATCGGCGGGCTGCGCTATGAGCGCGAGAACAAGACCGACTCCTATGTCGAGATCCCGCCGGCATTCATCATCACCGACAGCGACGGCGCGGCCTGGACCTTCGGCCCGCAATATGCCGAGCACAACGGCGAGTTTGAATTCAGCGTGATGCGTAACGACGTCGATACCGGGGAGGTGGCCAAGCGCATCGTTTATCAACGCGGCGTTGTCTGCATTTTCGGCAACTATGGTTGGAAGCGGTTTAGCCGCAACCGCCGCCATTTCATCTAACCCAAAAAAGGAGCTATCCCGATGCGTGAATTTTCGGTCGGCGGCGACGGCCTTACCCTCGCCAACGCAGCTGTCACTTTGGCATTCGTCAACCCGCCGGCGGCGCCTAGCTCGGCGCTTGAATTCCTGCGCATGTGGGCTTCGCAACAGGGCTCGGCGACCAGCGCCCAACAGAGGGTGCAGGTCGAAACCCAGGTCGCGGCGTTTCCGACCTTGGTGTCGGCGACACCGCGTCCCTTGAAGCACGGCGACGCCACGATCTCGATCATCGCGGGCGGCACCGCCGGGGCGGCCGGCACCTCCGGCATCAATGCATCGGCCGAAGGCGCCGGCGGCAAGACCGTGAAGTTCGGCGATAACTTCAACGTCCTGAATGGCTATCTCTGGGTGGCAACGCCGATGGAAACCATCGGGATGCCGGCCGGCTCGACCTCGGGTCTCGGGCTGTTCCTTCCCGCCGCGGCAGCGACGCTGTCCAATTGGGCAGTGGGTATGAACTTCGGCGAACGCTAATAGCCTAAACGACGAGGGGCGGAAATGGGCCTGTACTACAACCCGAATCCGCCCCATGTCGGCAATCAGCAGCCGCTCGAGCAGAGGAAATTAACCCCTCCGCAAAGCGGGCCGACGCCGCAAAATCCGCCGTTCACGGGCTCACGCATCGGCCAGGCGATCCTATCGTGCTGGTCGGTTGCCGCTGTCGCCATCGTGCTGCCGACGCTGATGGTGCCACAGAGCGCACCTGCAGCGCCGTTCCCGTTCAAGAACATCGATTACGAAATCTATCGCGCCTGGGATGCGCCAGTCCTGGCGCCGATCGTTGCGATCAATCTCGATCCGCCGATCAACGGCCCGGTTATTTCGAATCCGCCATTCATGGGCGGCGCCCGCGTCTGCGGCGAAATTCTGATCAGCTGGCTGCCGCCGGCGCCGATGCCGATCGTCGGGCCGAAGTTTACGCTCGGGATTGCCGTTGCATCGAATCCGCCGTTCAATGGCGGCGCGCGGGTGTTGCTCGAGGTGCAGCTCGCCTGGCTGCCACTGCCGCCCGCGCCGATCGTCGGGCCGAAGTTTACGCTTGGCATTTCGGCGGCGACCAACCCGCCATTTGCCGGCACCCGCGTTCCGGTCGAGGTGCAGGTCTCTTGGCTGCCGGCTTCGCCGGCGCCGATTGTTGCCATCAACGGGCTGCCGATCTCGGCGCCGCAAAATCCGCCGTTCATGGGCGGCGCGCGGATCCCGCTCGAGGTGCAGCTCGCCTGGCTGCCACTACCGCAGCCGCCGATCGTCGCTGCAAAACTGCTGCCGCAGGCCTCGACGTCACAAGCGCCGCCGCTGGTGGGCTCGCGCGTGCCGCTCGAGGTGCAGCTGGCATGGTTGCCTAGTCAGTCCTCGCCAATCGTCGGGCCAAAGTTTACGCCGTCCGGACCGCTTGCCACCAATCCGTCGTTCGCCGGCGGCGCCAAGCTTCCCTATGCAGTGCAGTTCGCCTGGATTCCGCCGCTGCCGGCGCCGATTGTAGCTGTCAATCTGCATCCTAAAATTCTGGACCCGTCGGCTTTCGTGCTGTCGCCGCGACTGGTGACGGTTGCAAGCGAGGTTCGCCTGGTGACGCCGAAGGCCGGCGCCAGGACCGTGACGCCGGGAGCATAAAAAAATGTCATCGAGCTGGCCGTTCAAAGATCCCGACGAGATCCTCGACTACGATATCGACTGGACCAACCGGCTTTATTCAAAGGCCGAGCTCGACCAGGTTGCCCTCGGGCAGACCGTGGTGCCGGCGGATACCATCTCGACCTCGGCCTGGACGCTGGATTCTGGCACCGTGGTGATCGGGACCACTTCGCATACGACAACGGCGACCAAGGTTTGGCTTTCCGGCGGTGTGCTCGGTGAGACCTCGGTCCTGACCGACCGCATCGTTACTGCGGGCGGCCGCACCATGGACCTTACCGTCAAGGTCAAGATCAAGGCCAAGTAAATGAACGCTGCCGAAGCCCTCGCCTCGCATCGCGCCATGGTCGCCGAGATCGGCGAGGCCGTCACCGTGCGCCGCTATAGCGGCCCAGGCGCCTCGCGCAGCCATGTCGATACCCCGACGCAAGCCCGCGTGACGGGGTATCTGCCGCAAGAAATCGTCGGCGACGTCACGCAAGGAGATCGCAAGGTGATAGCGCTGGCCGACACGCTTGCCGCCGTGCTGCCGTTGACCACCTCGGACAGACTTGTGATCCGCGGCCGCGAGGTCGCGATCAAGGCGGTCGATGACAATACGCGGCGGATCGGCGGGGTGCTGGTCGCGCTGGTGATTCAGGCGGCCGGGTAACTGATCATGGTCAAGCTGACGCCGGCGCGCGACATCGACGATTTCGGCGAAGCCAAGTCGCGCAACACCTTCGATGAGGACGGTTTTGCTCGCGCGCGCTGGAAATTCGACGAGGATGGTTTCACGAAGGCCCGCACCTCGGCACTCGATGCGGCACGGCATCAGATGCTCAATGCGACGCATGCGGAAAATCAGAAAGTTATCGACGCCAATAAGCCGGACGCATTCTCGCGCGAGGTCGACGGCGTCGACGATGCCTCGGATGACGCGATCAAGCTGTGAGCAGTCGGGTCATCTATCGCTACACCTATATGCAGGCGATCGTCGATTTCGCGCTGGAAACGCTGCGCGCGGCGTCGCCAGTCGGATCATCCGGCGACAAGCATCCCGGCCTCTATCGCGACAGTCATCTGGTGTTTCTCGACGGCCACGTCGTCAAGGATGTCTCGAGCTGGCAGCCAGGTCAGCAGGTGAACATTTCGAATCCTGTTCCGTATAGTCGGAAGATCGAAAGCGGTCGGATGAAACTCAGCGTGCCCAACCACGTCTATGAGGATGCCGCGCTTGTTGTGGCTGGCCAATACGGCAACAGCGTCGCGGTCAAGTTTGTTTTCATGCCGGTTCGGTTCGGCGACGTCGCAGCCTTCGCGGCGTTTTCAAAGCAGATCCGGCCCGGCCGCAAGATGAGTGAAAAGGCCCGCCAGGACTGGCTTGTGCGCCAGCCGGCGCTGCAGATCACGGCAAGGTAGTTTCCATGGCTGATTATGCCGGCGCCGTCGCCGCAATGCGCGCGCGGTTTGTCGCGGCCTGGGCAGCTGCCACCAAGGTGCAGTTTCAGAACGAGGATCCGCCGGTCACACCCTGGCCGCCCGAGCCTGCGGCACCCTGGGTTTATTTCGAGGTGATCCAGACCGCGAGCGTCGAGCGCGGCGTCGGGTTGCCTGGCTCGAAAATCTGGCTGACCACGGGCAACATTTTCGTTCACGTTTTTGCGCCGCTGAATTACGCCTTGCCCGATCACCTGGCGCTGGCCGACCAGGCTGGCGAGATCTTCCGCGCCGCGACCTTTTACGTCGACAACACGGTCGGCGCCAAGGTTGTCTCAGGCGCGCCATCGGTCGGCGGCGGCGCATCCAATGCCGACAACGGCAACTGGTTTGGCGTGACGGTTTCGATTCCGTTCGAGTTTTATTTCATCGCTTAAAATCCCCAGCTCTCAACTCGCGGAGTGACCGTCATGGTTTTCCAGACAAACTCTAATATTCTTTGCTCCTATAAAAAGCAGACCGCCCTTGGCTCGCCGGCGTCTGGCTCCGCCGCCAGCGTGCTGCGGCTTTCCGGCGGCAACGGCATCAAGCTGGCGAAAGCCGCGATCGCCTCGGCCGAGGTGCGCAATGACGGCATGTCGACGCGCGGACGCCACGGCACGCAAGCGATCACGGCCGCCTATAACGCCGAGCTGTCGCTGGGCTCGCATGACGGGATCATTGAGGCGCTGATGCGCTCGACCTGGGACTCGGCGGCGCTGACGAAATCGCAGACCGATTTCACCTCGCTGACCACTGGTGCCAACACCATCATACTGACCTCGGGCAATCCGATCACCATGGGTTTCCGGGTCGGTGACGTGATCCGCTGCGCCGGTCTGACCGACGTCGCCAACAACGCCAAAAACCTGCGCATCACCGGGCTGTCGGCGACCACCATCACGGTCGCGGAAACGCTGGTGGTCGATGCGGTCGCCGACACCAGCTGCACCATCACGCGCTCGGGCAAGCGGCTGATCAATCCGGCCGTGCTGGTAAAGCCCTATTACACGCTCGAGGAATACGAGGGCGACATCGATCAGTCGACCACGGTGCAGGATTTCGTCTGGGGCGGCCTGAAATTCTCAATGGCGAATAACGGCCTGGTGATGGCGGCGCCCTCGGGCGTCGGCATCGGCCAGGTCGCAGCGCTGGCGACCGGCTCCTCGCCGATGTTCACCGCGCCGGTCGCGACCACGGACGTGCCGATGTCAGTAGTCGACGCCACCATCCGCCTCAACGGCGTTGACCAGGTGGCGCTGTCGGCGCTCGACATCAACCTCGACATTCAGCCGGGCTCGCCGCCCGTGTTTGGATCCGGCGCGCAGAAATTCGGCGCCGATGTTTTCACAGGGCCGCTTTTGGTCTCGATGAATCTGACCATGCTGCGCAAGGATCTTGCGGTTTTCTCGGATTTCATCGCCGAGACGCAATATTCGTTGAATCTCCTGGCAGTCGACAACATGACCGAGCCAAAGGATTTCATCGCGATCACGGTGCCGAATTTCACCCTGGGATCGACCGATCCGTCAGCGCTGTCAAAGCAGGGCGGCGGCCGCACCCAGTCGATTGCGATCCCGGCCGGCCTGGTCGGCGTCGACACCTCGGCGACCGGAGATAATACGATGCTCAAATTCCAGACCACGGCTCCCTAAAGCCTGAAGGTCTGATCGTTTCAAAAAAACCTGGAGCCTTCAATGTCAGACACTCTCGATCTATCGGATCTCGCGCCGCAGGCCTCGTTCAAGCTCGCCATCCTGAAGCCGGGCACCTCTATCCCGACCGGCTGGGTGATCGAGCTCGCAGGGCCGTCGCACCCGCAAACGCTCGCGGTTGTTAGCGATATGAGCCGCGAAAATCTCGAAAAGGAAAGGGCGATAGAGCTCGCCCAGGTCAACGGCCGAAAATGGAAGGGCGGCCAGGAAACTGTCGACGATCGGCGGCGCAAAAACGTCACCACGCTTTGCCGCCGTATCGTCGGCTGGTCGCCAAATCCAACCTTTAAGTTTGTGTCGCCGGATCCGATCGCATTCTCGCTCGATGCCGCGGTCGATCTGTTCGTGCGTCCCGATCTCGGAAGCTTTTTTGTGCAGATCACCGATTACTTTACAGGTGAGCGGGCTTTTATGCCGCCCTCAGAGCAGATCTGAGGGCATTCGCTGAAAAGACGTTCCAACTTAATTCGCTCGCAGATGGCGCCCCCTACCGCGAATTGCTCGAGGGCCTCGTCGCGCGCGCCCTTAACCCGAAAGCGCTCGCCGAATACCAGGCCGAGCTATCCTGCCCGCCGCTGCCGATCGCGCTGGATTATCTCTGGCGCATCTACCATCGGTTGCGCCGGCGCAAGGGCGGCAACGGCTTCGGTTCGTCGCCGATCGAATGGCCTGACATCGACGCATTCCTGCGCCAGGCCCGCATCCGGCTCGATCCCTGGGAAATCGGGGTCCTCGAGGATCTCGACGATCTATATCTCTCCGACCATACAAAATCGCAACTCGAAACCGAATAGTCATGGGCCAAGTCGTTACTACAGAGCTCGTCATCGACAGCAACACCTCGGGCGCTGCTGATTTCTCGCGCGCCATGGACGGCGCCGAGCAAGCGGCCCAGCGCGGCACCAGCTCGGTCGCCGGCATGACGCTGGCGGTCGCCGGCGTCGGCGTCGCCACCATCGCGGCGATCGCCGGCCTGCGCGCCTTTGTCGACTATGTCGGCACCACCAACAAGCAACTGGTCGACGTCGCCGAGAATGCGACTAATGCCGGCATGTCGACGCGCGATTTCCAGGCGACGCTGTTCGCGGCGCGCGCCGCAGGCTTGACCGAAAAGGATTTCATTTCCGGGCTCGACAAGATCGGCACCGATCTGACCGCGGCCAGCCGCGGCGTCACCGATTTCGGCAAGCTGTTCGAGGCCAATGGGATCTCGATCAAGCAGACCAACGGCGAGATCAAGACCGCCGGCATGGCGCTGGTCGACATCATGGGGCTGATGCAAAACTCGACGCCGGCGGTGCAGCGGGCGATCGCGGGCATCGTCGGCGTTTCAAAGGACTGGATCCCGCTGCTGCGCGAGAGCTCGGATGAATTCGGGCGGCAAAAGCAGGCCGCGATCAGCCTCGGCGCCGTTATCGATGACGGCGTGATCCAGAAAGCGAAAGATTTCGATCGGGAGTGGCATACCGCGGTCGCGGCCTGGGATATGCAATTCAAGGCCTCGCTGGGCTCGATCCTGCCGATGCTGGTGCAGCTCGCCAATATTGCGACCGGTCTGCTCGACAAAGCCGGCTCGCTCGGCTCGTTTTTCTCGCGCTCTCTGACGCCAGTCGACCAGCAATCCTCGGGCGATCTGCAAAAGGATCTCGCCGGCCTGCAAGCCTATCGCGATCAATTGTCTAGCGTGAATGCCGAGATGTCGGATTTCCAGAGGTTCAAGCTGGAAAACAAGGCCGGCGCACTCGGGCTCGATGCGGCGGATCTCGCAACCGTCGATTCGGCAATCACCAAGGTCCAGGCCCTGATCAAGCAAAAGCAGGAGCTGGTCAGAATCCCGATCACCGGCGGCTCTGGCACGGTGCTGCCGCCGACCGGCGGCGATGCCAATGACGCCGTCGATCGCGCCATCAACACGCTACGGAAACACATCGAAACGCAAACGGCCGACACGCTTGCGGTCGGCGAGGGCGCCGCTGCATTGGCAAAATTTCGCGCCATCGCGGCCGAGACCGCAGCAGTGCAGGCCAATGGAGGCAAGGAAACCGCAGCCCAGGCCGCAGCGTTCGCGAGCCTCAAGCTCGAGGCGGCCGCCGTCGCCGACAACCTGGCGCGAGTTAAGATCGCCAACGAAAACAATTTCAATGCAAGAACCGCGTTCCTGTCGCAGGAAGATGTCGCGATCGCGAGCAAGCTGAAAGACATTTATCCCAACGTCACCACGGCGCTGAATTCGGCCGAGGCGGCGCAGATGCGTTTCAACACGGCCGCGCGCACGCTCTCGTCGGCGATCGAGAATGAATTGGTGACGGGGCTGACCGACATCGCGTCCCACACTAAGAGCGTCGGCCAGGGTTTTTCCGATATGGGGATGGCCGTGGTGAAAGCGATCGAGCAGATGATCATCAAGATCGCGATCGTCACGCCCTTGATGCAGGCGCTGCAGACCGCAGCCGGCGGGCTTGGCCTCGGCAGCCTGGGCGGCGCCCAGGGCCAGATCACGCTCGGCAGCCCGGCCGGACCAGGCGTGTTCAGCGCGCACGGCAATATTTTCGACGGCGGCAATGTCGTCCCGTTCGCGCGTGGTGGAGTCATCGACCGCGAGCAGGTTGTGCCGATGGCCCGGATGGGCGAGGCCGGCCCCGAGGCGATCGTGCCGCTGCGTCGCGGCGCCGACGGCAATCTCGGCGTCTCCTCGGGCGGCGGCGGATCGCTGCCGCATATCACGGTCAACCTGATCGAGACGCCAGGTGGCGGCGGCGGCACCACGCAAAAACAAAATGCCAATGGCGGCATCGACATCGAGGTCGCGATCGCGCAGATCACGGCCAAGAGCGCTGCAACGCCAGGCGCACCGCTTAATCGCGTGCTGACCGACCAGCTCGGGTCGCGGCAACGCCTGGCGAGCCGCTGATGGCGTCCGCATGGCCGGGAACGCTGCCGCAGGCGCTGCTGCTGTCGGGTGCCAGCAAGGGCGTCGGCGACGCGCTGGTCGAATACCAGCCCGACACCGGGCCGTCGACCACGCGCCGGCGCACCACGGCCGTGATGCGCCCGCTGTCGGGTGTGATGATCCTGACCGATACCCAGATCGCGACATTCGAGACGTTTTTCTACACCACGATCTTGAACGGCGCGCTGCCGTTCACCTTTCCGGATCCGATCTCAGGCGCGACCCTACTGGTGAAATTCACCAAGGCGTCCCCGCCGGCCTATTCGCCGCAGGGCGCCAATAATTACCAGCTTTCGCTGGCACTGATGGTGATGCCGTGAGGGTGCTCAGCCTCAATTTCCGGAAAGCACTGTTCGCGCAGGAAAGTGGCGAGGTTGTCATCTTCCTGTTGACCATCACGCATCCGAGCCTGGGATCTCCGATCCTGCTGTCAACCGATCCGACCGCGCGCATCACAACCGATCCACTGGTTTATGGCACGGTTTCGCGCACGTTGACGTTTCTCTATGCCGGCATCGACGTCTCGCTGCCCGACGAGCAGGACCGCGCGGCGCCGGCGTCAAAGCTGATCGTCTCGAATATCACGCGCGACATTATCCCCCTGGCGCGCTCGGTCTCGACGCCGCCCTCGATCCTGATCGAGGCCGTGCTGGCCTCGGCGCCCGACACCGTCGAGATGTCATGGCCGGCGCTCAGCATGACAAATCTGGTTTACGACAGCCTGTCGCTGACATTCGATCTGACGATGGATGCACTTGCGACCGAGCCGTATCCTGCAGGATCATTCGCACCTAGCTCGTTTCCGAGTTTATTTTTCTAGTGGCAGTTTCTCAGTCAGAGATCGCGCGTCTCATGCTATTCGACAGTTTTGTAGGCATTCCCTATCTCGACCGTGGCCGCTCGATCGTCGGGTGCGACTGCTGGGGCTTGGTGCTCTTGATATTCCGCGAGCTGCGTGGCATCGACCTGCCGTCCTACGTCGATCGCTATCAGACGGGTGCTGACCGCGCGGCGATCTCGTATCTGATCAAGGGCGAGTTGGATCCCTGGGATCAGGTTGCCGATGGCACCGAGACATCATTCGACGGCGTCTTGATCCGCGAGGGCTCGTTCCCGCGCCATATCGGCGTGGTGGTGACGCCAGGCCTGATGCTGCATGTCGAGCGCGGCGAGACCTCGCGGATCGAGCGCTATCGTTCCGGCAATTTCGCGCACCGCATCACCGGGTTTTATCGGTTTCGAGAACATGCATGAATGCTCTCATCATATCAGCGCTCGACGGCGAGATCCTGCCGCCTGGCGCGACGGTTCGCGTCATCGGCAAAACCCATCCTTTGAACGGTGGCCGCATCGAGCGCCATTTTTCGGCGGGGCTGTCGATCGCGGAAATCCTGCGAGAGACCTTGAGCGGCCATCCGGACCTGCGCGATCGCGGCGATCTGATCGTCCGCATTGACGGTCATCTGATCGAGCCGGCAAATTGGCATCGCGTTCGCGTCAAGGCGGGTGCGACCGTCACATTCCTGCCGCGGCTTTCCGGTGGCAATGCGCTCAAAACCGTGTTCGGCCTGGTGGTCGCGGTCGCGGCTTTCCTCATTGCCGGGCCGGCGGGCAGCTGGTTGGCGGCTTCAGCATTCGGAACGGCGGTCGGCTTGAGCGCGGGCATCGCCACGGCGTTCATCGCCGGCGGCATCATCCTTGCCGGTTCGCTGGCGCTCAATGCGTTGTTTCCTGTGCCGGCGGCAGCCCAGAGCGTCACCTCGACCGCGCTGAATTCGGTCCAGGGGGCGCAAAACCAGGCCAACCCGTTCGGGCCGATTCCGGTTGTGCTGGGCACTCATCGGCAATCGCCCTATTATGCCGCCAAGCCCTACACCGAGATCGTCGGCGACGATCAATATCTGCGCCTGTTGTTTTGCCTCGGCTACGGGCCTCTGAATATTTCAGCCTTACAGATCGGCGAGACGCCGATCGCGTCATTCGCCGGCGTCACCATCGAGACCAGGCAAGGTTTTGTCGGTGATGCCGCGATCACGCTCTATCCCGGCGAGGTCGACGAACTCGGGCTGTCGATTAACCTGATCAACACGGTCGATGCGCCTGGTATCAATGGCACCGGCGGGATCTGGAACAGCCAGACCAGCGCGGTCGGCGCCGACGAAATCTCGGTTGATTTCACGGCACCGCAAGGTATCAGCGCCACCAACGGCCAGGGCGGCCCGATGAATTGGAGCGTCACGGTTGCCACGCGCTACCGGATCGCCGGCACCACATCATGGACCAATGCGGCCAATCTTACTTTTGCGACTTCCCACAGCCCGTCGCGGCTCGGTCTTAATATCCCGGTCGCGCGCGGCCAGTATGAGGTACAGACATCAAAGTTAACCGGCGGCGGCGATCCCGCGCATGTCACCGACAGCATGATCTGGACCGCGCTGCGCTCTACCAAGCATGCCGCGCCCATCACTTTCCCGAAACCGCTGGCGCTGGTGGCGCTCCGCATCAAGGCGACCGACCAGCTCTCGGGCGTCATCAACACTTTCAACTGCATCTGTTCGTCGCTGGTGCTGGCCTATAGCGGATCCGGTTCAACCTGGAACGCCAACACGGCTTCACAGAATCCGGCCGATCTGTTCCGCTGGGTGCTGCAGGGACCGTCAAATGCAAGGCCCGTTGCCGACGCGCTGATCAACATTTCGAATCTGCAGGATTGGTGGACCTATTGCGTCTCGAAGGGCTTCAAGTTCAACCAGGTCATCAATGCGGTCGGCTCGGTTTACGACAAGCTTTGCGACATCGCGGCCAGTGGCCGTGCCGTTCCGACCTTCATCGACGGCAAATGGGGCGTGATCTGGGATCGGCCCGCCGATTCGATCGTGCAGCATTTTACGCAGCGCAACTCCTGGGGCTTTCAGGGCCAGAAACCCTACGCGCAGCAGCCCAACGGTTGGCGTGTTTCGTTTATCAACGAGCTCAACGGCTACACCCAGGACGAGCGCATCGTCTATGACGACGGTTTCGACTCAACGAATGCGACGCTGTTCGAGGGGATCCGGTTTCCCGGCGTGACCGATCCGGCGCTGATCTGGAAACACGGCCGGTTCCAGATCGCCCAGGCTCGGCTTCGGCCTGAAAAAATCTCGCTTAACGTCGGCTGGGAGAATCTGGTCTGCACCCGTGGCGATCGCGTCGCAGTCACCCATGACGTGCTCTTGATCGGGCTCAATGCCGGCCGGGTCAAATCGGTCGCCGGCCAGGTGGTGACATTCGACGAGCTCGTCACCGTCGCCGCCGGCAAAACCTACGGCATGAGTTTCAGGCTGGCAGGAACAACCTCGCCGATCGTGCGGGCGCTCGATGTCACCTCGGCCGGCGATTATAATTCTCTGACGTTAGTGGGAGATCTTACGGGCGTGGCGGCTGAGCTGGGTTGTTTGTTTGCGTTCGGCGAGACGGCTTCCGAATATGCCGTCTATCGCGTCCAGGTGATCACCCATCAAAAGGATCTGATCGCGGCACTCACCCTGGTCGATGACGCACAGGCGATCTCGACGGCCGACAGCGGCACCATACCGCCCTATACGCCCAACATCACTATCCCGGCGGATCCGTTCACGCTGCCGCCGCGCAACCTGCAATATCTTGAGGTGATCGACGGCTCCGGCGCCGCGGTCCGTGCGCAGGTCTCGCTGATCTGGCAGGTGCCGAGATTTGGTAATATCGCCTCGTTCCAGGTGCAGCGGCGTGACGACGATGCCGGCGGTCCCTGGACCACGGTCGATACAGTGCTGCCGCCGGCCACCTCGTCAAGCGCGCCAGTGACCTCTGCCGGCGTTTGGAGTTTTCGGGTCCGCTGCATTTTCGATAATGGCACCGCGTCGGATTGGACCACGCTCGATCACATCACGCTGCAGGGGCTATCGAAAGCACCGGCGCCTATTGCCAATCTTCGCAATACATTCATCACGGGGCGCGAATTTCTGTCCTGGGACTCACCTGTAGACCTAAGACCGATCCCGATCGAGATCCGCAAGGGCGCGTCCTTTGCATCTGCCCAGATCATCGAGGATTCAGTTAGTTCGCCCTGGCAGACCGTCGGCGACGATCTTTATTGGGTGACGTCCTATGCGACCTCGCCGTTCGGCGTGCGAAACTATTCGAGTCCTACACAATCGATCCAGATCACGGATTCGGTTGCAACCCAGAATGTCGTGGTCAGGCATGACGAGGCCGCGGAAAAATGGCACGGCACCTGCACGGGCTACGTCGGTATCGATACCACCAGCAATTTCGTGCGCACGGCTGGCTCCGATCCGTTTTTGTCGCGCGCGGATTTTCTCGGTGCTCCCAATTTTCTCGACTCGGGCTTGCAGGGCGGCGGCTTCTATTGGTCGCCAACCATCGTCAACACCGGCGGCGTCACCTTCTGCCGGGTCTCTAATGACTGGACCGCGGCCGGCGTCGCGGTCAACGACGACTTTCTCGGCAATGCGGATTTCCTCGGCAATCCGGATTTCCTGAAATCCTTTCTGTCGCAGTTCGTGCGGGTGAGGCCGATCATCCAGGTATCGCAAGTCGGTCCCTCGCCCGTATGGGGCCCGGTGCAGGTGTGGTCGCCAGATGTCTATCAAGGCTGGATGTTCCAACTCGGCATACAGTTCGAGATCCTTCCGACAGCCGCGGTTCCCGATCCCGGCGCGATCGCTGTGCTCGAGAGCTGGGTCTGGACCATCGACGTTCCCGATCGGCTCGACAGCTACCAGAATTTAACCGTGCCTTCGGGCGCGGGTCTCGCGATTACGTTCCGACCGACCGGGGCCGCGGTCGACGTTCCCTTCAATGGCGGCCTCAACGCGGAAGCGTTGCCTCATCTGACGCCGTCGATCCGCAATCCCAACCCCGGCGACATGGTGACCTGGACCGGGCTGTCGCTGTCGGGAGTGACTCTCACGGTCATGAACGCCGGCGTCTCGGTCGGCGGTAGCGAGATCAATGTTTTGGTACGCGGCTACTAGAATTTTCCAAGCAAAGGACACTTCCGATGAAACGAAACGTTCCGCTCGGCGTGATTGTGCTCGCCTTCCTGGTTTCTCTGGCGACGTCCTGGCTTGTCACCGGGCCGATGCATTTGCTGGCGTCGCAAGGTGCCGCATCGCTGCCGACCACGGGCGTCTATAACGGCCTGACTGCGGCCAACGACGTCAATGCCGCGGTCGATGCGGTGCTGACCTGCAACGAGGGACCCTCGGCACCGACCAACGCACTCGGCGGCGCGCCAAAGGCCGGGCAATGCTGGCTCGATAACACCTCGTCGACGCTGAAAATCAAAAAAAGGTATTCGGGCTCGGGCTGGGTGGTCGAGGGCGTCATCGACGTCACCAATGGCGTCTGGGTGCCGGTTTCCGGCGGCGGCTCTGGTGCGGTTGCGAGTTCGGGTACCACGGATCTCTGCGCCTCGCCGCAGGTGCTGCAGACTGTCAGCGGCACTACCACCATCACCAGCTTTGGCTCGAACTGCGTCATCGGTGTGCAAAAGACGCTGGTTTTCAGTGGCATTCTGACGCTCACTTACAACGGCTCCAGCCTGATCATTCCAGGTGCGGCCAGCAAGACCACGGCCGCCGGCGACGTTGCGTTCGCGGTTTATGCCGGCAGCGGCAACTGGCGCGTGCTGTCGTATATTCCCATCAGCGGGACAAACGTCACCGCAATCGATAGTACGACAGGGGCGTTCACGATCGGCGGCCTGTTGAGCCGCGCGTCCAATCTTCTTCAGGTCTTGACTGCTGCAAAAACCGATCAGCAATCCTCGACCAGCAATGCGCTGGCGGTAACACCATTGCATCAGCAGGATCACCCGAGCGCCGCCAAGGCTTGGGTCTATACGATCGGTACCACGATCCAATCCAGCTATGGCGTGAGCAGTATCACCAAGACAGGGGTCGGTAACTACGTCGTCAATTTCTCCACGGCGTTCACTCTCGCTCCATCCTGTACAGGCATCGCGTTTGACTCCTCAGTGGGCCTTATCGCGACGGCTAATTCGGTCTCGGGCGTTACGTTCAACATTATATTCAGGGCAACCAGCACGGGGGCATTCACTGATCCCGGAGTTGGCTTCATGGTGAATTGTTTTGGTCCGCAGTAATGAGCCGCAGAACAATAGCAACAGTGCATAAGGCATCCACACGGCCGGCCGCTGATAAATGCTGAGGCAGAACAGCAGCAGGAAGAGCCCAGCGGGCAACGAATATCGCGTACTTTGCAGGGCACCAAGCCCGGTCAGTCCGAGCCCCGCTCCGAGCAAGAAAAGTCCTATGAGGCCGTAGTCGGTGTAGATGCGGCTCCACGCTGATGAGACGCTGCCCTTCACCACGCTGGCATCGCTGGCCAAACCGAATAGCCAGACGCTCACGCCGCTGGCCTTGTACTCATCGATTAGCATCAGCATTGAGGGGTTGAATCGGCTATTCCACCCTGGCGTGCGGAGATTGAAACCCTGCGCAACCATGGCTTGCGGCGGCTGAGAGTTCGTTTCAACGCTAACATTGGTTTTGGTGCCGACAGGTGCGGCAACATTGACAAAACCAAGCGCGAGAGCGCCCACAAAAAGAACAGGGATCGCAGCTATTATGGGGCGCGCGCGCTTGGTTATTACTGTCATGGCAACGAAGCCGATCACGGCTATGACCACGAACGCAAGCGAGAAGGAAAGCAGGCCAGCACAGTAAAAAATCGCAGCCCGCCAATCTCGAAGGTTAAATCGGAAGGCCGCCAGCAGCAGCCCCCCAACAGTCCCGACCGTGCCCGCGTCCTCATAAATTCCACAGATCCGAGAAAGGACGCCGCCCCACGGCAAGACGATTTGGTTGCCTTCCAGCAGAAGGGCGCAGGGAAGCAAGAAGTATCGGTTCTGCCCTCCCATCGCCATTTCGATATTGGCTAGCGGCATCGTGCCGAGCGTGATCGGTGCGCCGGAGATTAGATAGAGCGAAAGCAATACCGATGGAATAACGCTGATCGCAAACAGTGCTGCGAACACGCGCAGGGTTCTCATCCGCATGTCGAACGGCATGATAGCCAGCGTCCAAAGCGTCGGCAGTACAAAAACCCATTTGACATGGCCGCCGCCAATTTTGGGCAGAGCGGTGATATAGACGACAAAGATTGTAAGGACGGCAACGCCGATGAGTTCGGCGCGCTTCGGAAACACGCTCCGGCCCGTCGCTAACAGAAACGCACCCGAGCACGCCGTTGCAATACCGGCGACAATCAAATGGTCCGCCGTGTACCAAAACAGATACGGATTAAGCGAGAGAATGCCCGAAATACCTAATACAGTCGGGGCAATCCATTCGGACGTGGCTCGGGTATAGCTCGCGTAGGTCATCGGGCATTGCTCCCTCGAATGGTCTCGGGCTGACCTATACCACCGCAACCGGCGGCAGCAAAGTCCTGGCGGTCTCGCGCTATCGTTGAATCAACCGGAGATTTTACCATGAACAACGCCGCTTTTGCGGATGCCTTGACGCGGCTATGGCCGCACGGCGATCGCCATGTCCCTGGATTGATTGCGGCCACCATCGACGCCGCGCCGTTCGTGTTCGCAAAATATGGCCTGGTATCGGATCTCGTCATCGCGCAAGCGATGGCGCAATTCAGCCACGAGTGCGGCGCCGGCGACGAGATGGTTGAAAATCTCAACTATCGCGCTGAGCAGCTGCTGCACCAATGGCCGCGGCATTTCACGCCGGACCAGGCGATCGCCATGCAACACAATCCGCGGGCGATCGCCGACCAGGCCTATGGCGGCCGCATGGGCAATGCCCCGCCGCCGTCCGATGATGGCTGGAATTATCGCGGCCGCGGCGCCTCGCAGACCACAGGCAAGAGCGCCTATGCGGAGCTCGGCAAGACATGCGGTCTCGACCTCGTCGCCAATCCGGATTTGATCATCGACCCCACTCATTTCCTCGAATGCGGCGTCGCCGATTTCGTGCAATGCGGCTGCCTGCCGTTCGCGATCAAGGATGATCAGTTTCACGTCACCCAGCATTTAAACGGCGGCCAGATCGGCGCCGCCGAGCGCGGTCACTGGCTGGTGCTGTGGAAACATTGCCTCGGTGTCGCGTGATCCGGCTGCGCTTCGTCGCCGGCAAGGATGACGTTTCGCTGGCGATCATCCTGCGATCGCAGGTGTGCATGCCGTTCACTCCCTCGCATGTCGAATGCGTCGACGGTGACAAATACATCGGCCAGCATTTTCACGGCGGGATGGCCGCGCGCGAGCCCGGCTATGACAAGTCCTATCTGAGCCGCGAGCTGTTTGTTGACCTGCCGGCGACGCCGGAACAGACCGCGGCGTTCTATGACTATATTCGCGCCTCGATCGGCCAGCCCTATGATTGGCGCGCGATCCTCAACTATGCGCTGCCGCTCAATTTGCACATTTTCAATCACGCGATCTGCTCGGCGAAAATCGAGCTGGCACTGCGCACCCAGATCAGCCCTTGGCTGCGCTGGCCGGTCACGGTGCCGGCGCATCTGATCTCGCCGCGCGACTTGCTGCTGATGCTGAGCTGCCTCGTCGAGATCCCTCACTGAATTTTTAGGCGATTATGCACTCTGGTCGCGCACGGCACGTCTCGGCCGGCGCTGGTCTACCCGCAGCGGAGTGAGCATGACGATCACCATCCGGCTCGCCCTCCTGATCCTACTGACGCTGGCTGCCGCGCCGGCACTGGCGTCTACCGAATACCGGATATTTCCAGAGCCTCGGGTTTGCGTGGTGATCCATCAAGTCGGCGTCGTTCGCGGCGCTGACCCCGAGACCGCTCGCCAAGGCTTCGACTTCCCATGTGCCATCGACGATGACGCCGCACTTTATCGCTATCGCCACGGGATGCTGAAGGGCCAGGAGAGCTGGTGGTGGCACGGGTTCAACCCGTCAACGGGGACGGTGGATTAAAAAACGACTGACCAAACACGGCGCGACCGGCCGCTGATGGCAGCGTGCGCTCGCGCTTTAACCAGGAGGATAAGCGAATGAATTGGGAAGCCATGAAACCGCTGGCCGTGCTCGTGTTCACCAGCCTTTTGAAGATCGGCGGCGGCGCGCTGGTCGCGCACGGCATCGTCTCGGCTGGCCCCGGCCTTGAAACACTGACCGGGGCTGCAATGACCGCCGGCGGCGCGGTCTGGTCCTGGTGGGTGATGAGCGGCCACGTCCAGGCCGCCGCCTATCTCAAAAAGTTAACCGACACCGCGACCACGGCCGCCGCCGTCGCGGTCGCGCAGCGCATGGCGCCGGCCGCCGTCACGGGCGCTGCCGACGCAGCCAAGGCCGCCGCCGGCCCGATCGCCGCGGCCTCGGCGGATCCCTCCATCAAGTAACGACCACTACCCCACCACCAACCAACCAGGAGAAAACGGCTATGCGAAAATCTATCTTTTTTGGAATCACTTCGGCCCTGCTGGCCATCACGCCGGCGATCGCCGGCGACCTCGCGACCAAGGCGGCACCATTGCTTGCGGCGGGCTATCCGACCGCGCGCTGCGGCTTCTATTACGGCATCGGCACCGGCGGCAACGCGGGCGCCGTCAATGGTGCTGCGGTCGGCACCCAGATCGTGCAGGGCGATCTCGATGCCCTGGTCGGCTACACCTGCCCATTCGCGCAGAATGCGTTCTGGTTTGTGGAGGGATCGTTCGGCTTTGCCAATCTCAACGGCAACACTAATGGCTTTGCGCTGAGCGGTCCGCTGGTCGCGATCGAGCGCGTCGGTGTCGGATCTCCGCTCAATGGCATGCTGGGCAGCTTCATTCCCGGCAGCAACAATCTGGCGCTGCCGTCGCTGCCGCTGCTGCCGGCGAACCTGACGACAAGCCCTGGCAACGGCTATCTGTTCGCAGGTCTGGTTGAGCAGGACATCGGCGCACAGATCGCGGCATTGTCCGGCCATCAATGGGTGATTGCGCCAATGCTCGGGGCGGGTCTTCTGACTCGCGTCAGCAACGGCTCGGTCATCGACACCTGGGCCGGCTGGCAGATGAATTCCAATTCGTTCTGTCCCGGCGGGGGATCGGCCTGCGGCAGGCTCGGCAACATGGCCCGCGTCGGCGTCTCCATCAAGTATTGATCCTCTCGCGGCCCGGTCTCTCAAGGCCGGGCCGTTCTCGGCAACGACTAGCCGATGTGAAAGGCCAATACGGACATGACGACCTTCGAATGGGTGATGGTTTCCATATCGGCCGCCGGTTTCCTCGTGACGATCGGCGGCGTGATTGGCGGGTGCGTATGGGCCGTCTCCAAGATCAGACAGAACACGGCAGAGCATATAACGGATGAGCGCATTCAAAGGGCCGACGCCATCCACAAGGCGATGGTAAGGTTCGAGGAAGCACAGATTGTTCAGGATCACAACTTCGGCGAGGTAGGGCTTTCCTTGAGACGGTTTGTCGAAACGCTCGATCTGAAGGTTCGCGAGATCGAAATATGGGGCCGCGACAATTACGCGCTCAAGCATGATGTCACTGACCTTCGCAAGGACATCAAGGAAATGCGGATCGAGATCGTCACCGACATTAAAGATCTGTGCAAGAAGATCGATATTGAAATTCAGCGGCAAAATTGAGAATCAAAAGAACATCACGGCGATGTCGCCGTGACGCACCACAAGACAGAAAGGATCATCGTCATGTCTCTCGGTACCATCATCCTGATCATTCTCGTGATCGCGCTGCTCGGCGGCTTCTCCGGCGTCGGCGGCGGACCTTTCTACGGCACAGGCTACTACGGCGGCGGCGGGCTTGGCCTGATCGTGATCGTGCTCCTGATCCTACTGCTGTTAGGCAGGCTGTGATGCTGCCGACATGCACATGGCAGACGCTCTGCGCCTTCTTCCTCGCGGCGTTTGGCGCGGCGATGGGTTGGGGCTTCGGCCTGTTCGTCGTGGCGCAAGTGACGCGGGCGCTGGTTAAGCTGTTCGGTCTAGCATGAATTCGGCCGCTCGGGATCCCGATCGGCCGTTCCTGACATCGCCTGTTTTTCCCTCCAGGTTGGCGGGCGATGTATCGACCCGCTTCTTGGCGGGGTTTCCTCCCTAGACTGAGCCGGTCACCGAACCCGAAAGGGCTACTGGTGGCCGGCTCTTTTTTGTTGGCGCGGGCCGGAACGATCGCGGAACATAGTCCCCGGATTTTCCCCGCCGCGAAAGGGGACGTTCCTGCCACGTTCTGCATGTTGCTGCATCGGCGAGTGGCTAAAACCTCAATAAAACCAGCACTTAGGCCGGTAGGAAAAGTTGCGGCCAGCCCTTGGGGGAGAAAAGTCTCCGCATTGATGTGATTGATGAATTCAGCGATTGAAGGCCTTTCCCCGCGTATTCCCCACACCGGGCAGGTTCTCCACACGATCCCACTCATCGCGCGAGACGACGTGCGAATAGCGCGCCGCGCTGCGCGGATCGCGCCAGTTACCGGTGCCGACGAGGCCCTGCACGTCGGCGCCGCCATAGCGGCGCATCCAGGTCGCCCAGGTGTGGCGGAAGGTATGGAAGCCCACAAAGGCCAGCCGGTGCGCCGGCGGCTTCCAGCCGGTAGGACGGCGCACCGGGCAGGGCAGCCTACAGGCGGCGAGCCTGGCGCGGAGCAAGAGGTGTTTGAAATGGCCCCCATCCTTGAAGCGGAATAGGCGCTCGCCGCTGTGGCCCGCAAGATGCTCCCGCAATGGTTCGATGATGTCCTGGCGAAGTTTCAGCATGCGCGGGTCGCCGTTCTTGGAATCGCGCAGCCACGCCGCGCCCTCGTCGGGCTGGGCGTCCCCGTGTCCGTTCTGTGGCGGGAGTGCCGATTTTGAACGAAGGGGAAACCATCGTGTTTCTACTATCGTGCGCTGCGACGAATGCGGATGCTATCTTGAAAGTGGTAATGAGTTCAATCATGGCGCGCCTTGGAACCACCTACATCATCCCAATTACGGCGGCTGATGCCAGCATGAAGGGCTTGCACCATCGGATCATCCCCCGCGCTCGGCTTTGCTGTGGTCATTCCGCGCTCCCCAAGGTTGCCAGCCATACCGTGGCGCCATCGCTGGACGCGCGGCCCGAGGCGACCAGGCGCTCGACGATGCGGTCGGCGATCGGCTTGATGCCAAAGCGCCAGCCGCCTGGACGTCGCTCGAACGGGGCGAGCCGCAACAGCTTGAGAAAGCGATAATCGTATTTCTCGATCGGGGGTTTCATGGCCGACTCGCCGGCGCAAGGGTGAGAAGGATCAGACTGATAAAACGCAGAAAGGCGATGTCGACCCATGTCATCGCCGCACCCGCGAGCCGCACAGGGCGATGGCGCAGACATTCAGCGCGACCAGCAGGCCAATCATCGGGATCGTGATCATGCTGCCGGCGCCCGTTCACAAGCGACACGATATTGCATCAGCCTCGCGCGCAGCCTGCGCATTGCCGCAGCCTTGTCGTCATGTTTGCGGCCGCACAGGACGTAATTCGCCTGGCATTCATGCCGTGCGGCGGCCTTTGCGAGGGCGTCGATCAGCAGCGTGACGTCGTCGCGCTCGAATTCCAGCAAAGTATCTTGCTGCGCGCTCATGGTCGCACCTCCCGATGCGAGCGGATGATCTGCTCGGCGCGTTCCTCGTCGCCGGTTGAATCGAACAGCGAAAGCGAAAGCTGCAGGGGATCCATCGCGAGCGCCGACCAGAATTCGGCTTCGTTCATCGAATGCTGCTCGGTGTGATGCGCTGCGCGTTCGCTGAGTTTGCTCATCGGGCGGAATTCTTTGCTGGTTGAGGCCATCGCGCGGCGCTCTCCTCGCATGCCTCTAGGGCCTTGCGCAGCTTTTCCAGCGTCGCCTTTGATTGGGGTGTCGGCCAAAGATTGTGTTTGATTTTCATCTCCTCGTAGGCCGGCCGCGCCAACTCCAGCGCCGAGTTAAGCCGCTTGAAGATCTCGGCGTCCGAAACCGGCGGTCGCAGCGAGATTGGGATGCGACCGGCATTTGGTACTGATGTCCGTGGTGATCGCATCACCATGAGTCCCTCATCACCATCGCAGCGATGTGATCGAGATTGACCAGAAACACCGCGGCGCGTTCATAAGCCGTCAGGGGATCGGTCCCGAGTCTTCGCTCCGCACTGTAATAATTATCCATCGCTCGCTGGCGCAGCTCCGGCGTGGTCAGGCCGGGCATGGTGCGGCCAGAGCATTGAGTGGAGACCGGGAAGGGGATGACGTTGCGGGACATCAGGATTCCTCGATGCTCGTCGGCTGACCCATCATCGTGATGTTGACCGCGCCTGATTTCAGTTGTTCGACGATGCTCTCGGCGAGTTCACCCGCCTGTGCGCGCGAGTTCGCGACGAATATCAACCGGACCTCGCGCCCATATTGCTCAACGCGCGCCTCGGTGCCGAAGTTGGGATGAGTAAAAACGCGCGTCATTACGCTGTCACCCGCTTCACGTTCGCCAGCAATTTCAGGCACAACCTGCAGGTCACCTCGGAGCGCAGCCCGGTCGAATTGATCACGCCAGCCGCCAGCCAGCGGTTGCAAAGCGTGGTCGTGATGGTGCGGAAATCAGAGCGGCGCACGCCGCTCTCGAAGTGGATCTTGGGCTTCATGCCGACACCATGGCGTCGGCGATCTCAAACGTGGCGTCGAGTTCGGGCGCGGTCAGATATCCCTCGGCCGCCAGGGCAAGGCAGCGCTCTCGGAACGCCTGGGCCTCAGCCAACGCCTCGGATTCGGGGAGAAATCGGCACCAGCGCCGATAGATTTCTGCGCAGGCGGCATCGAGGGATTTTGCGGGGAGGGATGGCATCGACTGTTTCCCGTGAATTCATTTCACGTGAAACATATTGGGACAATTTTTCCCAAATATCAAGGACTATTTGTCCCAAGGTGAACTTTGCAATTTTACCTTTCGGATCAGCCTCTTGAACCGATCCCTATATTCCTGTTCAACTTGCGTTGAATGACGGGAGCAAGGGAAGCATGAAGCGAGCGATGATGGCCGGGCTCTTTTTGGCCTGCGGCGGCTGCTCTTCTACACCCGCCGATCTCGAGGCTAAGGCAACGCCGGCCGTCCAGCCGTTCTCCGAGAACTACCAGGAGATCTACAGGCGGGCGGCGGGCACGGCGAAAAGGTGCATCGCCGGCAATGTGGGGGCTTACGCTTCGATGGCCGTCGACACTGAGCTTTATTCGGACCTCGGCTACGGTGAGATCACCGTCTCGATGATTAATTGGGGTGCGCGAAATTATTACCTTTCGGCGCGCATCGAGAAGGCTCAGCAGTCAGGCTCGAAGGTCGTCGTACGGACTGGCAATACGCTCGGCGCCGATAACCTCTCAAGATCGCTCATGAGGTGGTCCGCAGGCGAAACAGAGTGTTAGCCGGATTGCTGTTTCCTTGATCTGGGCCTTGATCTGGCGCTGGGCTTGGAAGGCTTATCCACTGCGATCAACTCTTCCATGGACATTTCCGCGAGTTTCGCAAGTCTGGGCAGTTTCCGGATCGGAAACGTGTCGCCTCGATTGACGCATTTGTTCCAGGTATGCGGGCTGATACCCAGCAGATCACCCATGTCATTGTGCGTACGCTTCCCTTGAATTGCTCTCAAGCGCAGGCGGAAGGCCTCGCGCCATTCGCTTTCTGCAATCTTGTCAGAGTCTTCCGCCATGGGGACAGAATGTCCCACAGGACTTTTTAAGTCATGGGACATGATGGTCTTGCAATTTGGGAAAATATGTCCCAAATATTCGGCCATGAGTGATTCTGATCCGCATCTCACGTCGTTCCGATCGGTCATCGAGCTTTGGGCCTCGCGCGAAGCCATGGCAGCCGATGTGGGTGCCCGGAACTGGTCAGTGATCAAGTGGTGGGGTCGCAACACTATTCCATCCAAGTGGTGGCCGGCAGTTTTGTTGACCGAGAAGGCAAAGGCGGGCGGCGTCACATTGGACATTCTTGCCCGCTTGGCGTCTCGCAAAGTCGAAGAGGCGCGCGCATGACGTCGCGGAAAACGAATAACAATTCCCATTTTGATGATCCCTCGCCGGAAGCCGGAGGACCATCTTGGCGCGCATCGCCTGCCTTTCACAATCACAATAAAGCGTTTCGAGTTTTAGTTTCATTGTTGCGTTTCTCGGGAGTGCGTCATGCGTCTGGTATCGAGCAGGCAGGCTAATCCATCCACAATAATTGACGGACGTTCCTCGACAGGCACGGACAGAAATGTCCGCAAGGTCATTCAACTCAACAACGCGCGGATCCAATTCCGCGATCTCGCGAAGTTTGCTTGGCCTTATAAAACGGAGTTTTTTCTTGCTGAACTCACCGGGGCCGATCCAAGAACCTGCCGCCGCTGGCTCGCTGAGCACAACGAGCCGCCGGCCGATGCGCTTGGGGTCGTCCTCTGCGAAATCATGCGACGCTTCCACCAAAGGGACTAGCGCGCTTCGCCAAATCTACTTCGTCCGGCCACTGCGGGGCGATGCATGAATTTTACCGCACCGCTTTGTCAGCCGTCCTTGGCTCTGCCGCTCGCGATCGCCGCGATCGTGCTGCTGTCCATATTCCTCATCGTCCTCGCGGCGTGGCCGTTATGCGACCGCCGCGATGACGTCGATCCTCATGGCGAAGCTTACGGCGATCAGCCGCAGGTGCCGCTATGAGTCCCCGCGATGCGAAAGCATCGTCGGCAGGCGGAGGGGCTGGCGCTCGTCCTGGTCAAGAGCTGGCCCTCCGAGCCAGCGGCGGGCGCCACGTCCCCATCCGCGCCGCGCAGGCCTGCCTGATCGGCCTTAACACCAAACGCGTCGCCATCGTCACCATGGTGGTCGATGATCGCGTTCCCGAGGTCGTCATGTATGCCGGCGAGCCGTTCCTGCTCTGCGGCCCCGCCTCAAATCCAGTTCTGACCTATGTGCAGGCGCGCGCCTATCGCGCCGACGCCATGGTGGTCGAGGACTCGGACCATCCAAACAATTCGCAAATCTAGCAATTGGCGCCTCGCAATTTTCTCAGGGGCAGGAGTAGGAAACGATGATCAACCATCCAAACCGGGGCAAGAACGCCGAGCGCGCCGTGCTCGTCACCACGTCGCATCGCGGCGTGTTTTTCGGCTATGCGCTCGAAACCGATGGCGTGACGATCAAGCTGCGGGCCGCGCGCAATTGCATCTATTGGCCGACTGACAACAGGGGCTTCATGGGGCTTGCCAATATGGGCCCGGTGAAAGGCGCGCGCGTCGGGCCGGCGGCAGACATTGAGCTGCGCGATATCACCTCGGTTGCTGAATGCACTGATGCATCTGTGACGGCATGGGAAGCCGCGCCATGGAAATAAGCGAAGCGAGACTCGTCCGGGGCGAAGTCCCGGACACATTTTTAAACGGCTCCGGCTCCGGCTACGGCTCCGGCGACGGCTCCGGCTACGGCTACGGCTACGGCGACGGCTCCGGCGACGGCTACGGCTCCGGCGACGGCTACGGCGACGGCTACGGCTACGGCTACGGCTACGGCGACGGCTACGGCTACGGCTCCGGCGACGGCTCCGGCTCCGGCTACGGCTCCGGCTCCGGCGACGGCTACGGCTACGGCTACGGCTACGGCTACGGCTACGGCTCCGGCTACGGCTACGGCTACGGCTACGGCTACGGCTACGGCTACGGCTCGAAAGAGTATTGGCTCGCCACGATCCCGAATTTTGCAAGGAAGATGCCACGGCCGCAGCAGCGGCGGCTTGCTGATCTGCAGGAAGCGGGAGCCACGATCGCATTCTGGCGATCGGACAAAAACGGCAAGGCCTGCAACGGCGGAAACAATACTCCCGTTGCCGCCGGCACCGTCGAGGAAATCAAGGGGCCACTCAAAGTCTGCACCGCGCGCGGCCTGCACGGGACCTTCGTTCCGCCGAACTGGAAGGGCGATCGATGGTGGCTGGTCGCGCTGATCGGCGAGACGCAAACCGATGGCGACAAGGTCGCAGCCCTGAAACGCGAAGTCATCGGAGAATGTCTTTGAAGGGCGAGCGTCTCTCAAACCGGCAGATCGCGACGTTAAAGCACCTCGCGATCTGCTGCGGCAATGGCGGCCACGTCACGCTGACGCGCGATCAGCGCGAGGCGATGCAACCATTGTGGCGGCGCGGCCTGGTCGAGATCTGGCATCGCTGCGTGCCCGATGAGGGTTCGACGCGCAGCTCGTTCTTTCGCTCCAGTGCGACGGGCTGGAATCTTATCACCGCAATTTTATCGGCGCCGCAACTGGCAAGGGCCGCAGCATGACCATGCGATCGGATGCCGCCGACAAGTTGAAATCCTATCTCGAGCGCGTCGAGAGGATCGAAAACGAACGCAAGGAATTGGGCGACGATATCCGCGTCGTCTATGCCGAGGCGAAGGCCGAGGGTTTCGATCCCAAGGGAATCCGCACCATGGTCAAGCGCCGGCGTAAGGATGCCGGCGAGCTCGCCGAGGAAGACGCAATCCTCGATACCTATATGCACGCCGTCGGCATGGCTGCCGAAAACCCGCTATCCGCAATGGTTTCCCGGCTTGCCGTCGATACTCTCGCGCGCGACCAGGTGATCGATGCATTCAAGCAGATGGTGCCGGTCAACGGCGAGATCATCGCCAGGGTTGGCGGCGCGCCGATGCGGCTGTGGCGCGGCGAGGACGGCATTGCCTATGCCGAGGAATATACCGAGGCAAAAGCGAAGCCTACGGAGAAGACCGGCAAAGGTTTAAAAAAATCCGCGGCCGTGTTGACGATGGTGCCGAAGGATCCCGTCAAAGAGGCGGCCGACGCCGCCGAGGCGCGCGGCAAAACCATAAAGCCCGGCGACGAAAAAACGCCGGTCGGCGCTGATACCGACGAGCCCATCGAATGATGCGGGCCGAGCTCACGCAAAGCCAGATCGTGATCGCCGCCTCGGCCTGCGATTTCATCGACCTTTCGGCGACGCCCTGGCGTCGCATCACGCTGTCGGCGCGCGACAATGTCTGGTGCCTGGTCGACGCCATCGATTTCGACTGGCTGTCCGCGCGCACCTGGAATGTCAGCTGGGGCTCGCGCACTCCCTGGCAGCTCTATGCCAAGCGCAACATCGGGCGCGATCGCGCCACCTTGCGCATGCATCGCGAGATCATGATCGCGGCGGACCCGCGCGCGGAAGATTTCATGGCAGAGCATCCGGTCGACCACGGCAACGGCCAGACGCTCGATAACCGCCGCACCAATCTGGCCTGGGTAACGCCGGCGCAAAACCAGGCTAACAAGCGGCCGCGCGCAAAACTCCCCTCGCTTGATGCGATCGTGCTGCAGCTGATGGCCGAGCACGGTTATGCGCCAGCCCAGGAGGTGCCGTTTTGATCGACCGCCAGCATGGAAAAATCCTGGTCGAATGCGACAGCTGCGACCAGGTGCTCGACACCGAGACCGATGATTTCACGCAAGCCCGCGAGGCGATGCGGCGCGAGGGCTGGCGGATCCGCAAGATCGCCGAGGTGTGGCTGCACGGCTGCCCGAAATGCGGGGCGCCGACATGACCGGACTCGCAAAATATGAGGCGGCCGAGCGGGCCCTGGCCGATGCCGATACGGTCGATGAGGTGCTCGAGATCCGCAACCAGGCCGAGGCGTGGCGGGCCTACGCGAAACAGGCCAAAAACCGCGATCTTGAGGTCAAGGCGGCGCGCATCCGTTTTCGCGCCGAGCGTCGGCTCGGCGAAATGCTGCTGGCGTCCGATTTGGCCAAGGGTGGCCGGCCAAAGGAAAAAACCTGTTCCGATCAGGAACAGGTTTTAGATGCGCCGCCGACGCTTGCGGAGGCGGGGATCGACCGAAAGTTATCATCCCGCGCCCAGCGCGTGGCGACAATGGACTCGGCCGAATTCGAGCGCGCCCTGGCGCAGCACGCCGAGGAAATGCGCGCCGGCCAGGGCCGGGTCGCGATGGACCTGCTCAAGATCGGCGCCGAAGAAAAGGGCCGCGAGCGCCGCCGCGACTTGGCGCAGGTGTTATCCGACGTGACGGCTGAGCTGCCGAGCGGGCGGCAGTTTCCGTGCGCCTATATCGACTGTCCCTGGGAACGAAAGGGAGGCATCGGCAACCGCGCCTATGAGAACCACTACCCGACCATGAGGTGGTCGGAAATTCTGACCTTTTTGCGTGGCGCACGCGACGCGCTATTGCCCGATGCCTGGGCGTTTTTCTGGATCCCGCGCGCGCATTTGCTAGCCCTAGTCGAAACCGAGATCGAGGTGACCATCGCCGCGACCGGCGAGATCGTGCTGGGAAAGGTAGACGTGCCGCTCGGCTGGGCCATTGGTCATGCGCTCGGGATGGATTCTTATTCGACCTGTTTTGTCTGGACCAAGACCGACGAGCAGAATCCGGACGATGGTGGGCTCGGCCTCATCGCCTGGGATCAGGACGAGCTGCTGCTGCTGTTCAAGCGCGGCCAGGGCCTGCCGAAACCGGCAGGATCCGAAAAGTTCGGATCCAACCATCGGGAGCGGGCCCGCGAACATTCGCGAAAGCCTGATTTCTACCGGCACATGATCACGACCATGACCGGCGGGCTGCCGGTTTTGGAAATGTTCGCGCGCGTTGATGCCGAGCATCCGCTGCCGCCGGACTGGCGGGCCTGGGGCAATCAAGCCCGCGCAACGCCGCCAGGCGTTGTCGGGGAGGCGACCGATGCGACGCCTTCGTCGTCATCGGCGACGAATGAAATACCCCAGGAGGCGTCTGGTACGGCTCGCGAGGCCCCCAGCACCGTTTGCGGAACGTCTGACGAAAGTCGGAACGTAGGGACAGAGTCCGCGCCTCCGCCCATTGCCGCCGATCAGCTCGAGCTGCCGGCGTTTCTGCGCCGCACGCCATTACAGCAGACCGAGATGGATATGACGCGCCGCGATCGCGCACCGCCTGAAATCGTCGACAACGCGCTGCAGACCCGCCTGCCGCTGACCGACGATGAGATCGAGCTGCACGCGGCGCTGACCCTGGTTGCGGCCGGCGAAACCGTCGAGTGGTCGAGCTTACGCAATCTCGTCGGCGCCGGCTTTGTCTATGCCACCACCAAGCGCCTGGTGGTGACCGAGGAAGGCCGCGCCTTCCTGGCGCAACTGGTCGCGCCGGCCGCGGGGGTTGCGGCATGAAATTTTCCCTCACCGCGCAGATCGCCGAGGTCGACCGCGAGCTCGAGCAGCGCAAGCAGGTTTATGCGCGGCTGGTTTCAACGCGAAAGCTGCGCCAGTCGCATGCCGATTTCCAGATGGGCCATATGCAGGCGGTTCGCGACACGCTGCTCTGGCTTTCCGAAAATGAGCGCACCATCAAGCACAGGCTGATCGAATGAAACAGTCGAAATTCATGTCAATGCTGGAAAGCATCATCAACATCGCGGTCGGTTTCGGCATCAGCTTCGCTGCGCAGATCCTGATCCTACCGCTGCTTGGCGTTACCATCTCGCTTTCGCAGAATTTGCAATTTGCGCTGATCATGACCGTGATTTCGATCGTGCGATCCTATGCCCTACGGCGACTGTTCGAGGCGCTGCATATCCGCGTGCCGCTGTCGCCGGCGCTGCTGGCGATCGCGGCCGAGCGCCGGCGCCAGGTCGAGGTCGAGGGCTGGGATGCCGCGCATGACGATGCGCATGCGCCGGGCGAGTTGGCTGCCGCGGGCTCTTGCTACGCCATTGCGCCGCGACGGCGATCTAATCAAATCGGCGAGGGTCCGTTGCGGGAGTCGCCTTATTGGCCCTGGGATTCCAGCTGGTGGAAACCCGTCGACAACCGCCGCGACCTGGTGCGGGCCGGCGCGCTGATCGTCGCTGAGCTCGATCGAGAAAATCGCAGCCGTAGATCGCGCATCAGTCGGAGGTCGACTTGACCCTTCACCGGAGGTTTCGACCAGAAATTCGATACTACCGTCCCCGCGCCGCCTCGACGCGCCATAAATGGGCCAAGCCCGTCAAATTTCAATTCAAGACCGAGCGCCAGTGCACGCGCTGCGAGCTGGTGCGCGTCACCCGGCACGATGATCCGAACGGCCAGCCATGGATCGAGTGGTGGCGCGATTGCGAGCAGGTCGAGAGCGACGCCACGCCGCCATGCGATTTTAGACTCGAGCGCGAGCTGGCGCCTGACCTCGAGGTGACGGCATGACGTGGCAGCTTATCACCCTCTGGGTGTTAATCGGCATGTTCGCCGCCGCGCTTGTCATGAGCATCAGATGCAGGAGAGCGTTGCGATGACGCCGCGCCGGATCCAGCTATCGCGCGCCAAGGGTTTTAACCTGCAGGCCGCTTCGATCGCGCTGAATGGGCTCGCCGCGGTCAACGTCGCCAGGCCTTCGCCCTGGGGCAATCCGTTCATCATCGGTGAGGATGGAACGCGAGCCTACTGCATCCATTTGTTTCGCTTTCTGCTCGCCGGTCATATCGCGATCACCACTCGGGCGCCAGTTGCCGCGCAACGCGCCTTCGTGGTGCACGCGGGCGATCGCTGGAAATCACTCAAGGGCAAAAATCTTGCTTGTTGGTGTTCGGCCCAATCGGCCTGCCATGCCGACGTGCTGCTCGAGCTCGCCAACCTGCCAGCGCTTTGCGAGGCTCTATGAGAGCCGACCTGACCGAGCTGCACACTGCCATCGCCGGCGACGGCCCGCGCTCCCATGACCTCGCCACCGCGATCTGTCGCCTGATTATCGAGGGAGCCGAACTTGGGGCGCTCGAGGATCGCGAGCTGGTGTTGGCCGACGGCTCGACCAGGACCGTCAAGATTATCCCGCTGCAATGGCTCGAGCGCCTGCAGCGCGCGGTCAATGTCGGGGCATTCGAGCGGCTGACCGTTGCGCAGATCGTCGAGCGCATTCTGCTTCCTACGACCGAGGACGAAAAGATAGCTGTTTAAGTTGCTTGCGCGTCCCGTTTAATCCTTTCCAAGAGAATTAAGAAAATGTCCGTAAACGACCACGCAAAGCGGCGTGCCCGACGCATCGCCGCCGACGAAGCGCATTCCTGGGCGCGCAACCTGCGGCTCAACAATCCGCACGCCAAGCTGGTGCTCTGTATGCTGAGCCAGTACGTCAACGGCGATGGGATCTGCTGGGTCAGCGCCACCGCGCTCGCCGAGGATTGCGAGCTCGCGCTCAACACGGTCCGCAGCCGGCTCGCCTGGCTCGAGGGAATCGGCGCGATCGCGCGGCGGCCGCAATGGCTCGACGAATATGGCCGTCGCAACGGCGACGGTCGGGGCAAGCGCACCAGCGACGATATCGTGCTGATCATCGAGGCCGAAATCGACCTTTCCGAGCCTCAAAATGATGGGGATTCGCCCGACAATGTCGAGCCGGTTAGCCCTCCACCCGGTGGGGGGCTAAATAATGGGGCCGATCCGATATGTTATAATGTTAGCCCTCCTTTAGCCCTCCGCCAGCCCCCCAACTGCGTGGGGGGGCTAATCTCTGAACCTGAACCTGAATCTCCCCCTAAGACCCCCTCCGGGGGCGAGAGTGATCAGGATCAGGTTTTGGAAAGTGAGCCGGAACATTTTGCCCCGGCCTGGCATGGCTGGCCCGGCCATGAGGTGATGCGCCGCGATCTGGCGCTCGCCGAGTTCCGGCAGCTATCGGCAGAAAAGCAGCTGCTCTGCAGGGCAGCGGTTCCGCTGTTCGCAAGCCTGCAAACAAAACTCGGCCGCACCAGGGTGCCGAATTTTCATCTCTGGATCCGCAGCCGCGGCTTTGACGAATTCCCGAATGCCAGGCTGGTCGAGCCCGGCGCCCCGTCACGGGTCTGGATCGCCGGGCGCGAGATCGACGCGCTGGCGATCGCGATGCGCATGGCCGATCGCGGCGAGCCGCGGCTGATCGAGGATCCCGAGCATGGCCACGGGCTATGGCGCAACGTCGCCGTTCCGGCAGACCTGGCCGCGCTCGCTGAATTCGCAAGCGCCGATCCCGAAAGCTGGCATCGGTTCGATCTCGGCACGCCGCAATTCGCCGCGTGGCGCGATCGGCTGCAGGCATGGCTCGGCGGCGAGATCCAGCCCGAGCGGATCTGGCTCGAGCCGTTCGATCCGGCTGTGCATGCGCTGCCGGCGATGCATGCTGATTTCAGATTGCGAAAGTCGGCGAAGATTTTGCGCGCGCCGGCACCGTGGCCGCCGCATCGCGATGGCACATGGCCGATCGATAACAGCGAGGTTGCTTGATGATGGTCGATCGCGCGCTTTTAAAAATCGGCGATTACGTCGATCCGTTTGATCTCGCGCTGCTCGGCCCGCTCGAGGTACCGATCCCCAAGCGCTGGTTCGTGCTGCAGCTTCATACCAATCGCGAGAGCAAGGTAATGCGGACATTTCGCCGGCGCAACATCAGCGCCTATTTACCGACGATCGTGCGATCGCAATGTGTCACGCGCCGACGCATGGGCTATTCCAGCGAGCATCTCCGCGACGTGACTTTGCCTTTATTTCCGGGACTTATCTTCATTCCCGATTTCCAGTGCAAACTCGGCGGGCTGCTCGACGTCGACGGCGTCGATGGGTTTTTGCGGTTCGGCAATTGGACCGCGCGCCTCTCGCCAAAACTGATTTCCGATATTCGCATCATCGCGGAAATCGGCTCGACGGCACCCAGCCGGCGCAAGCGGCTTTACGCGCTTGGCCAGATGGTGCGAGTGTCTGATGGACCGTTCGCATCGTTCAACGGCACGATCGAGCGACTTGACTCGAGGGGCCGACTCAGTGTCCTAGTCGATTTGTTCAAGCGCATGGTCCCCGTTGAATTCACCGAGGACCAGATCGAGGCGGTCTAGTACCGATCCGGTGCAAGCACGTTTCGACAGGGGCAACAAACCCCGGCGCAGATCCTCAACCGAGGGTCCGCGCGCAGCGTCACCCCAATCCGAAAGCACCTTCAAAAGCCCTGCAGCAACGCGGGGCTTTTTGCTATCCATGGGTATGCCGTCACGTCCGCAGGTGTTTCGCGCACATGGTCAACGATCGATACAGCAGCACAAGGTCGAGGCCGAGGCTAATCGCGGCAGCGCTCGCGAGCGCGGCTACGGTGCACGCTGGGATCGAGCGTCGGCAGGCTTCAAGCTAGCGCATCCGCTATGCCTGGGTTGTGAAGCTATCGGGCGCGTAGTACCTGCGACGGTCACCGACCACGTCGAGCCTCACAAAGGCGACATGACCAAGTTCTGGAATGCCAAGCGCTGGCAGTCCTGCTGTGCATGGCACCATGATGTGGTCAAGCAGATGCTCGAGCGCCGCTATGCCAGCGACGAGATCAACCTCGACGATCTCTGGCTCAATAGCGCGCTGGCAACCAGGCTCACGCTCGAACTGCTGCCAGGGTAGGGGGGCGGTCAAACTTTAAGCCCGAAGGGCTCGGACCGGCAGATTAGAAACGCATTTTTTTACGCAGAATCCTGGAAAATAAAATGTTTTGAGCACCTCTGGCTTCGGCCAGCTGATCGGTGCGCCGGAGATGAGATCATGGGCCGCCGCAAGGGCAATCCGATCGACCAGGCGGCCATGGGCCATCCTGGCAAGCGCAAAACCAAGACCGAGCGCGCCATCCTCGAGGCCGGGCGCCAGGCGAAACTATTGGCGCTGCCGCGGGCCAATGAGACCAGCG